GCCTGGGTCAGAGTACATTCTTCCTTTACCATATAGGGAAGCTAAATCATGAGGTGTACCATATGATTTACCTGTTTCAATTGGGTCATTACCTTCTTCTTGAATTTGGTTTAATCTAAAGTTACGTTTAGCATCTTCTCTAATTAAATCTCTATATTCATCGTATTGATCTTCACTTAGATTATAGATATTATCATAAATCCAATCAGTAGGAACAATTTTTTGTTCTAATAGTGCTGAGGATAATTCTGCTTTAGATTTTAACAATTCTACTTTTTCTTGTTCAAATATAATTGAAGGTGTAGTTAGTGATAATTCAAAGTTAGTTAAACTTTCATCTGTGTAACCTTGAGTATATAAATGAACTAATGCAATTTTATTTAATTCAGATAGAATAATACGTTGGATACGTTCTACTGTTCTTGCAAATCTGATGTCTTCAGCCGCTAATGTAGCTTTACCTTCTACATCTTCTTCATAACCCATAAAGGCTTTAGGTACTTTTAAAGCAGCAAATAATTTTTCTCTTAAATATTCTACATCTCTAATACCATCATAATCTAAACCTTTAGTAGTTTCAATTTTAGTTGTAGTATCATTCCCACGAATTGGAATATAAAAATCTTCCATCATGTTTTGCATGTTATACTTTAAGTTATATTCACCAGTTCGTTGATCAATATAAGGAGTACGTTTCATGTTTGAGATAGTTTTTTGCATAAACGCATCTACCTCATTTGGTGGAATAGATCCTACATTAATATAATGGATTCGTTTTTCTGGGGCGCGAGCAATTCTATGAATTAACATTGCATCCTCCATCAATGTATATTGTTTAAATAATTTACGAGCTGGTTCTAAATATGCTCTACCATAAGGTAAATAGTTAGTATCAGCTAGTAATCTAAAGTGAGCCATTTCATAGTTGTCAAAATGTATACCACTATCTTGTTGACGCTGGTTTGGCATGCTATACATTCCTGAACTTGGGTTAGCTAGACCTTCTGGGGAGTATAAAAAACGAACATCAGATGGGTTTTCTGGGTTGTATCCTTCTTCTCTTGAAATGTGGTAAGGTGTGTAAGGTATTACATTATATACCCCAAATTTTTCTGCAATTTCTAGTTTTAAGAAGAAATCACCATATTTACACATTTGGCGAATCCAAGACCATAAATTAAATTCGACATTTAATACATCATAGAATAAATTATAAAGTATTTTTTGTATATCTTCGTTTGCACTTCTAATTTGAAGCACTTCACCCATGTCATTTTTTAGGGTAGATTCATCTGCTATAATATCTAAAGCTGAGGCAATAATAGCATCTTGATCCATTGTATCATACTCTGAGTATAATTGTGGTCTCAAGTATTGGTAGTTCATATTGAACTGCTGGCCATAGAGTGAGGTTGGGTTTGTAGAATAAATTCTATTGTATCTATCTACTAGAGAATTAGTTTGTAACTCGCCTGTAGCTTGTATTTTGCTACTATCTGTTACTTTTAATTGATTTCCTCCTACATTACGGATAATTACATCAGTAGAGAATAATCTTTGTAGTCTTGAAAATATGCCTTTATCAGCCATTGTATATAATTATTATTATAAATATTTACCTAATTAACCAGCTAATGTCTTCTTTACCACGAGTTGTATCTACATGATAAGGATTATCAGCCCCCCTAGAGAAATATGCTCCTTGATATGCTGTTCTATTAACTGACATATTATTTAATGCTTGTTTCGTTAAATCTATGCCCCTTTGTCTATATTTCAAAGCTGTATCTCGAATATACATGGCTATTCCAAAGGCCATTACTAAATCATCGTTATACCCTTGTTGGGCTTCCGGTCTTCCATTGCGCCAGATAAATGTTTTCATTTCTTCTATCAATCGTTTTGATTGAATAGTTACACCTTTATCACTAATATATTCTTGGAATTTACCTACTACCATAGGTCTAGTTCTAGATGACATTGTAAAACCAGCTGTCATTCTAGAGTGATCTTGGTATTTGTCAAAATATGAATCTACATTAGATTCAGTTTTAGGTGAATAGTATAAATTGGGGTAATTTCTATCTATAGCAGCTTGTATAGTAGCCCACCCAATATTAGCATTTTCAATTACAAGTAATGCCTCGTTATATTCTGAGGCTATTCCTACTAGTAAGTGGCCATATTCTTTAGTACCTATTTGTCCTTTATATTCGGCTACTTGTACATTACTCTCTACATCTATAACATGAAATGCCGAATAATCTTTTCCATCACCTCTAGCTACGTCAGCTACTACTATATAATCTCTTGAGTAATCAGGTGACTCCCAAACCCATAGATTTTTATCTGCTCCACGTCTTTCTATTGGGTCTTTAGTATATGATTTTTCGTAAAATTCTATATATTCAGGATAAAATACAATATCACCAGAAGTACTAAAATCGCAGTCACATTCTTGAGCTGCCATTCTAGGATCACCTAATAATTCATCTTGTTTGTCTCTCCAAGCTTGGTCTCGCTCTGGATGGACAAACCAAGGCAATCTAATGGGTAAAAAGTCATTTTCATTATTTTCAGCTCGAACCCATGTTTGGTGAAACCAGTTACCAGTACCATAGGGGGTAGATAGGGCTATACACCCCCCTCCAGTTGCTAAAGTTTGTTGTGCTGAGGCCCATATCTCACCAATATTATCAATAAAAGCGGCCTCATCAATTAATAGCAAAGATACTGCTTCGGATCTACCGGCATCTGAACTTGCTGAAGTGGCTTTAATTTGTGATCCGTTGGTTAAACGTAGGTTAAGTTTGTTGTTTTCGGCTGCATCTACTTTAAGCCAGGAAGGTAAATTTTCATACATAAATTTTACCTTGGTTACCATGTTCTTGGCTGTTTCCTGCTTTGTAGCGATACACAGTATGTTTTTGTCTTTATGGAATAACATTAACCAAAGGGAATAACCTGCGGATAATGTTGATATACCTAACTGTCTAGATTTTAAGATAATCGAATATGGATTATCTCTCATTAACGTTAATACTTTTTCTTGGAATGGGTATAAATTAAATTGTATACGACCACGTTGTGGGTGCTGTATATAGCAGTATTTACGCATAAAATGTACTGGGTCTTGAGCACATCTTAGGTATTCTTGTCGTATTACTTTTTTTAATTCAGACATTTAATTTAATAGTATAGCGGCTCCTAATGCTACAGCTAATCCTGCTCCTCCCATCAATTTTGTTTTTACCTTTTGTTTCTTAAGATCTAATTGTAATCTTTTAGATAACTCAGCTTGGGTAGCAAATTGTTGATCTTTTTGATCAATTATAGCTTGATAGTTTGCAACTTGTGTTTTTAGATTAGCAACTAACTCACCTTGAGCATTTAATTTATTATTAGTTTCTACTAAAATAATTTGCATGGTTTCCATTTCTTTAGATAAACCATCGAATTGAATTAAATCTTTAATTACTAGCCTTGCAACTGGTTTAGTTAATTGAATCTGTGTGCTGTCCGTAACGCTTTGCGAAAAACTGTTCCAGCTCATCATCACCGAAAAGATCAACAGCATCAAGCTGTTTCTGTGTTTCTTTCT